CATAACCTGCCATCTTGTCACTAGGGTAGTGTATACCAGCGTCTACTCTACCCTGTCCTGACAGTTCAGCGGCCTGCAATAACTGTGACTTGTGTTCTGGATATATGCTAGCATAATACTGAGCAACTGCTCTTGCCTGCAATGCATGATTAGATGGATATGATGGCGAATCAGATGTGTCTGTTTTGAAATGTTTCATATTCATCTTCAACTCTTTTGCAAGTTGATATGGTCTAGGTCTCATAAATTCATTTTTGAATTGACGACCAATGTGTCTAGCACTGTCTGTAATCTTTTCTATATCTACTGCATCAAATGGCAAGTCTTCATTAGACATATATTGTTTGATATAATATGAAGTATCGTCATCTGTATTGAGATATTGTGACTTCTGTTCATCTGATAGACTATTGATGTTATCTATCATACCTTTCAACTCATCTAGTGTTTTCTTTGAGTTATTTGCAGGTGGCGGAGTGATAGAGATTTCATCTAACACTCTTAGATCAAAAAGTTTACCTAATTCTTCTTTATCTACTTCCTTAGTCTTACCATCATGTTTGACTAAGTTGAGATTTTGAACTGCCTCAATAAACATCATCTTCGGTTACCAAAACTCTATCTTCACCTATGTAACTAATGTATAGGTCTATACCGAAAATTTTACTATGTTCTTGCAATATTTCTATTTGAGTTTTTTCTTTATAAATTTTGAATTCGCCATGTTCATCAAAATTTTGTTTCAATTGTCTTTTTAACTGATATGTTTGACCACAATTTAGAGTACCCACTTTTACACATTCTGATATATGTTCTGGTTCTAAAAGACCCTCGTCTTTTAACATATGATAAAATTTCTCACATAACTCGTCTGCCTGTGTGGCATTTAACTTTGTTTCTTCTTTGAGTAATGCTAATGCAACTGCATATGAAGCGAATGCAGTTTTACCGAATGGTACTTTATTGACAAGTCTTTTTAGATTGAAAACTAATCTATGTAGAAGAGAAAATGCATCTTTCTCCTGACTAGATTCTACTTTTTTGTCTTTAATTCTATTACCGTTTCTATCGATCAAACCTAATTTATATGCTTGATGATCTTCCCACTTTGTGGTCAATAACTTTAGAATTCTAAAGACTATAAGTGTGTCGACTATACCCATACTATTATTTATGCATCCTTTTCTAGTAAGAAAGACCGTTAGCGTATCTCACTTTTCTAAAATGCCTGCCATTTCCTTTGTTTTTACCCTTATATGTTGAAGTTTGTGAGTGACAGTTTGGGCATAAAAGAGATAGATTTTCTTCTGAGTTGTCCTGTGAGTTACCGTTTATGTGTTCTAGTTCTAGTACGATCTCTTCGCCATTCCATTCAGTAATACCACATTCCCAACATCCTTCCTTTTGTTCTGAGAGATGTCTCTTCAATGTATTTACATTGGGATTCTTATCACCACTTTTCCACAGTAAGACATTGTTGTGGTGTCTTTCGTCCCCTTGACATTGGTTACTACAGTATTTGTTTGCAGTGTTTCTTTTTTTGGTGTTTTCTTTGCCACACCAATGGCAATTAAATTTGTCGTCCATGTATATATTTATAATAGGACGACATTCAAGAATGGTGCTGGATAATAGAATCGAACTATTAATTGATGATTACAAGTCAACTGCACTACCAATTGTGCTACCCCAGCAGTTTTTGTTTTCTCCTAGCCCATGCTTCTTTCATTGCAAGAGATTGTTTCTTTTTATAGTCTTCTGAGGAATGGTTTTTAGAGTTTGTGTTACCTTTCATACTGTTAGATATCTTTTGTTTTATCTTTTTTACCTTTGGTGTTCTAAAGATTTCATTCATTTTATTTGCATCTGATATCTTTTTTCTATGTTCTTCAGACTTAGGTTTTCCCTTATTGCTATGACCACCCATTGATGATGTTGCAAGAAATATTTCTTCCTTTCCTATCTGTTCAGATAGTCCTTTCCATGCAACTAAATCTTCTCGTTTTCCATGTTCTTCATATAACAATCTATGTGCTTCTGCATGTTCTTCTACAGTTAGTTCAATAAGATTACTTGAATCATCTGTTCCACCCATGTGTCTCGGTATTATGTGATGTATATGTTTTATATTAGTATTCATACATATATTTTACTAACTGAACCCTAAACTGTCAATGGGTTTTTACAATTCTCTTAATCTTTGTGCAAGTTTTTCATCTATGGATATATCTGTTTCCCAACTTTCTTGTACATAACCTAGATATAATAACATGGTTTTGATAGATTGCCAATAGGTTTTTTCTTTTACTTTGAATTTCATCATTCGCATACATGGTTCATAACCAAATACATTGAACAATGTGATTAAGTGATTTAACATAAGTCGTTCTCTCATTTCACCGTTGTTGTGGTATCTATGGAGAAGTCTTTTGAGATATCGAAATCTTCGCAAATCTTCTTCGAAATCCTCAATGTCTGTGCATTGAGGATCATCATAATTCTGCAAAGCGAAAGCGTGAAAGTTTTTTGATGTTAATTTGTCAAATAGACCCATAATATAATAATGTTGTTTACACTATTATATAGTGTAAAATACGGCAAGTCTTTAGACTAACTCGCCGTATACTTTAAATGAACCAGTTTTTAGTTGTTCAAAACGAACTTTAAGGTTGTAAACTTTTTGTTCGTGGTCAATTTCGTCATGTGGTGTATCTACTGATTTACCCATGATGTCACCGTGTAGTTTGAAAGGTATCTCTACTTCACCACTTTCATTTACTTCTAAATCTTTGATGCCTTCTGTTGATAGACCTAACTGATTTAGTTTTGCTTCCATCTGATTGATGGCAGCTTTAGGATTCATGTATTCAGTACTTGCAGTGTGACCTAGAATAGCGTTTACTCTAGCTCTTACTTCTGCTTCGTCTAAGTCGTATGGTTTATGGAGAGACGATAAACCTGCGCCTTCGAAGCCTTCTTGTTCTGATAAAAATTCTATAAACTTTTTCATAATTTTTCCTATGCGTTATGGGCGATTGCTACACCCTTTACAACTGTACCTGCATCTGCAAACACCTCATCTGAAGGTGATTTCTGAACTTCTGCACTTGCACCAGCCCCTAGTGTAAAACTACCGACTAATACTGCACCAGCTGTTTCTACAGAAACTAAGTGTGCAGATGTATCTGAGTTAAAAACTCTTACAACTGTTGCACTAGAAAAATTAGAACCGTTTCCTGTTCCGTTTCCTAATGCCGCTTCTGAACCTAATAACTTGAATTTCATTTAGAAACTCCTAATTAAGCAACAGCTATTGTTGCAGTACCGCCTGTACCAGCACCACCTGCATCAATCACATCGCCAGCAGCGATTGTTTTATCAGATGTTGCACCACCAGTTGAATCTACGATTGTGCCAGAAATTGTCTGAGCGCCAATTGATAGTGATTCTGTTTGTGAAGGTACAGTGAATGAGAAGACTGCTTGGTTAACACCTGTTTGAGCAGCTGCTGTTGCAGTGATCGATCCTGTTACTGAACCAGTAACGGCAAGTGTTGCACCGTTAGTAACATTTACTAACTCGTTATAAACAACTGTTACTGAAGCAGAATCGCCTTGAGCATATGATGATGCTGTGAAGTATACTGCATCAATTGTAGCTTCTGCAAGTGTAGTAGTTAAGTTTGTGTTTGAACCAACTGCAACTAGAACTTCTTCTAAGTTTCTAGAACCAACTGCTTTCTTAAGAACCCAACCTTCTGCTTTTGCAATAGTGTTGTTTTTGTCTTCCTGCTTTAGGTATTTTGGTTTACTTTCGTCTGATGATGTAATTCCCCAAAGTGCCATTTTTCTCTCCTAATTATATTTTTAAAGATGCTATTGCATCAAATGTTTTCTTAAAGGATTGAGCGTCCTTTTGTAGTAATCTCAGGTATTTATCCCTTACAGGCGCTCTAGCCTTCATTAATATGTCATGAACTTTGACTGCATCTTGGTTCTTAACTTTAATTTTTTTCATATCGTCTGTTCTAACTTCACCATCTTTGGTGTAATCTTTGAACTTACGAAGTTGCATTAACATGGCAGCATCTGGTCTATTCTGAACACCTTTTGCTTGACTATTCATAGCGTCTAATGCTCTTTGATATACCTCGTCTTCATCAGCCTCGGCATATTTACCACCTGCCATTTGTGAAATCTTTAAAAGTTCAGCTTTCAAATCTTTCTCATTTTTTGCTCTTGCAACTGCACGAGCAATCTTTTTGTTACCTGCATCTGACATCATTCCGAAGTCAGCGGTAACTTCCATAACGGCAGCTACTTTCTTTGCATCTGCCTTTACATAACCAAGTTTTCTAATCTTCTCTTTGAAGACTTTGAATCTTGCATCTGTAGTGAGAACTTTCTCAACTTCAGCTTTTGTTAATTCTTTAGACATTACTTCAAACCTTTTGTCAACATTTTATCAACTTGAGGTGTTGTCATATCTTTTTCTGTTGGATCTCCGTATGATGATTTACCAATAACCATTCTTAGAAAGTCATTGACTGCTTTTTGAGCACCTTTAATTCTAACATGTTTGTGCATAACTGCAGATTTTAGTCCAAATCTTCTTGCTTGTTTTGCAATTTCCATTCCGTAGTAACCTTGTTGTTGACCACTGTTGAGTTTGTTTCTTGGATCTACAGTGATGTCTGCAACTGCTTCATCTAACAGAATTTGTCTGTAGGTATCCATTACTGATTCTTGGACTTCTTCAAACTGAATACCTAATCTCTTTTGGTGTTTTTGCAGTAGGTCTTTGATGGTCATGTTTTTGTTTGATGGTCTTGCAAAATCATCAGCAAGTTCATCATCTGATATATATTTCATATCTAATTCTTTACCAAACTTTTGACCTTCAGGTGAACCTACTTTAGTACTACCTTTTATCTTTTGTACTAATTTATGCATTCCTGCATATGCTTTCCTTTTCTCTGCAGGATCTCTACTAAAGATACCAATTCCCATTGTTCCTTCATTCAACGAATCAATAAACCCTTTGATATCTTTTCTATATAAATCTTTTTGTTGTTTGTAGTTTGATGTATCTACTTTTGCATGAAACTTTTTAAGTATTTCTCTATCTCTTGCACTTGCAGCCCATACATTAGGGAAGTCTTTACGAATGATTGAGTCACCAAGTTTGCCTTCTGCAACTACTTCTTCGTTTGCATATCTAAGTGCTTGTTGAACTTCTTTTGTTTTAAGAATTTTGTCACCAAAGAACTTTGCAATTTCTTTTCTTGCGACATCATATGCACCACCAAGATCAAGTGCAACTTCTACTGCTTTCTTGACTTCAGGATCAGAAACTTTATTCTTTCTAAAATATGAAGCAACTTCAGACCCAGTAAGTTTCATCTTACCGTATGGGCCAAGTGCATTCACTTTACCGTCTTTGTCTAATATTTGTTTTGCTTCGTGAAAGATGTTCATTTAGTCTCCCTCTTTTTCGCCTTTGTAGTTTTTGTCTATGTAGTCAAAGAATTCTTTTTTCTCTTCGTCTGATTTGAAATCTGCAGGTGAATTTACACCAAATTTCTTTAGAGCAGCGTTGAAGAAGTCTTGGTATTCTTTTGATGACTCTAATACCTTTTTAGAAGCTTCGACTAATCCTTGTGGTAAGTCTTTGATGTTCATTGTTGTAATTCCCCTTTCTCAAAATATGCAAACATTTTTTGTTTGCCTTCTTCGTTGAGTTTTAGTTGTTTAGCAAGACGACCTAACATGTTTCTTTCAACAAGTTTTTCGGTTGTTCTTTCTACTGATTCTTTTACTGGAGTTTCTTCGACTTCAACTTCTTCCATTGAAGGCAACTCACCCATTTTCTTGGCCATTCTTTCGAAACCTTTTGGATTTTGTTTCTGCATGTCTAGTAGAACTTTAACATCTGTCATGTTCAGAAGATTTGCAATACCAAGTGTTGACTTTTTGTCGCTGATTTTGAAGAGTTTTTTGATTTTATCTTCCATTGATTCTTCATCAATGTTCTCTTCTTCGACAACCTCTATAGGATCGCCTTCATCATCTGGACCGAGGTCATGAAGTAAGTCTTCAATTTCTTCGTTGATGATATCATCCGCAGTCTTTTCCACAGAACCATCTTTGTGTTCTGTAAAAGTACCATAGGCACGAACTTGTGCGAGTTTGTCTTTCCAGTTTTCTGATTTATAACTCATAGTAGTATTATTTATATATTCTCTATTCTGACAATAAGATTATTGTCGCCTTTTATTAATCTATGATAAGTTAAACCTGTTATATAATATTGTTTTCCAACAACTAATTCTTCTGGTAACTCATCATCCATTTGAAGTTTCCACCCTGTTCCTGATAGTACAGTTACACTACGAAAGTTTTTGTCTTTGTGCCAGATCAATTCATCATCTGCTACATTGATATCAAACTCTCTTACTATGTAAGGTCTATCTGTACCCTCTTGGTTATAATACCTTTCTGTATACGGTCTAGTCATCTAATTCTGGATAAAAGTTATCTGTTTTCTCGTTGTAACCATAATAACCAACATCATTTGGATTGGGAACTGCATTAAACATACCATCACAAAAATTCTCAGCACAAGACTCTGCATATGATTCAGAGTGTTCATGCAGTCTTCTTATTTCTGCTATAGCGCCATTTTCGTATAACTCAACTTCAAATCCTTTTGCTGTATCAATAACAACAGCAGAACGATTTCGTTCTCTACTCCAATATTCATGTATCACTTTTCTCATAATATTACTCTCCTAACAATACCATCATCACACTTCTTGTATTGTGCTTGTTTGTAACCTTTACAAGAGTTATAATGTTTCTTAAAATTCGCTTTTGTATAATCTTGACCACATTTATCACAAGTTGTTCTAGGTCTATTTAGTGCTGCCCTACTCATACTACTTTTGTGAGATTCACTTTTAGGTCCTTTCATGTTTTCAGTATTACTTTTTTTATGACCCATCAATGCTTCACTTAATTTCTTTCTATATTCTTTGGACTTCACCACTTGTCTATGTGTTTCTCTAACCTTTGGATTTGCCATTGGGTTATTATCACCTTTCATCATGTTACTCTGTACTGATCTATAATTAAAACCTGTTAGTTCAGTACTTGGTCTATCTTTACAGAACTCTGAAATACTTGTAGTTATTTCATCATCTATTATATACTTATATAAATTGTCCATATTGGTATTTAGTTTCTTTTGGTGCTTACCAAAAGAACTTTACCAAAAAAATGATCCTCCGCCACTTAGTCCTAACTGCTTGGCGTAATATGGGAGTCTACACGCCCAATAACTTGCCTTTGTTTTGTCTTTTGCTTGATCACATTTGTGTCTAGCAGCGAAGTTCTTTCTTGCTTCTGGATCATCAATTTTCACTTTGAGACCTGTTGTGTCTCCCCATGTGACTTTTTTGATTTTGTCTCCGTCTTTGACATAGACATAATACTTTTTAGGACCACCTCTTTTTGGTGTGTTAAGTTCCACATCATCTTCTTCATAGATTGCGAAAGGGCAATCCAAAGGAACAATTTCTCCCTCATAGATTTCAAATTCTCCTATATCAGTTTCAAGTATTTGTTTGTCGACTTCTGTTAGTGTGTACCGACCTTCAGATACAAGTCGGCGTGCTTCTTTGATGATCTCAAAGTACATCATTGAACCTAGACGAAATGGATTGTCTAGGATATTCGTATTAGACTCTTGCAATTGTGCAAGAGTTTCGTCTATAGTTAATTCTTTTAGTGTCTTCATTCTAGAAAATCTTCTAATAGTTTTGATAATTTTTCTTTATTTCTAAAGTGTAAGAGTTTCTCTCTCTTTACATGGTTTATTTTTTCTAATGCCTCTTCATATGTAATGTCTTCGTTTTCATATCTTATTAGAACTTTACATTTATATTTCCTACAAACACTAGGTCTTTTATCATATATATCGCAACCTTTACCTCTTATCCATTGTACACAAGGTTGTGAAACATTAAACCCATTTTCTGTTTCTTTTTTCGTTGGGTTTAGTTCAATAAAGGGTATAAACTCTTCTTTTGTTACTGGAAAACTTTGAAATAGAAATCCGTTGCAACATAAACCGCATGACAAACATAAATTCATTACAATTATGTATTGTCGACTAAAATAATGTCAAATGAAGAAGATATATTTGTTCCTGTAGAAGCAATCCCAATTATTTCAACATCAGTTTTTGCTGGTAATTTAATAGGAACTGAATAATTTCTTACATGAGAACCGCCTGGCACATCCATAATATCTCTTGTTCTGAAAGCAGAATTGAATTCTCTTGTTAGTAAGGATACTGTCACAGAGTCATTATAAGAACCAACACCAATATTCCATGCTGTTAAATACCCTGTGTAATTTGCTGGGATAGTATAAAGAGCAAGTTGTGTTTGTCCTAGACCATAAGTTGTTCCAGTTCCAATTGTTCCAATGTCTGCAAGAACTGTTCCTGTTCCAGCAGCGCCAGTAGAAATTATAATATTACCTTCGTTAGTTCCAGTTGAACCAGCAGTAACAACAAAGGCACGAAATACTCTTAGAAATTGGGCAGTTGATGCAACACCAGAACGAACTGTAACTGTTTCTTCTATGGATTCATAGTTTACATCTAGTCCTTGAATAGTAACTGTTCTCGCACCTGTTCCACTGACACTATCACCTGTGTCTGCACTATGGGCATAAACAGTAGATGGTGATGTAAGATATACATACCTTCCACCATACATCCAAATTGTTTCTGGCGCACCACCAATATTTGGATTTCTTCCAAATTTGTTGATAGCAGAGTAACCTGTCAAATCTCCGGCAGAGATAACAATATTAGAAGCTGCAGCGAATGAGTTAATAATATTACCATCTTGGTCTGATAACATCACTACTTCGTGATTGGTAGTTTGTTGTGGTAGATATGCGTTGGTATACTTGCTATATTGTGCCATTTGTTATAGTTCTTTTACTTCGAACTCCTCATTATATGGAAAACCTTTGAGAGGATTCTGAAATACTTGTGAAAAATGTTTTTTCTTTTGTTCTTTCTGTTCGTGGAATGCTTTCTCTCTTTCTTTGATAAATTGATTGACTGCTTGACCTGGCGTATCGTTTTGATATGCAATTCGTGTTTCGTCTGTACCTTGTTCGTGTACTCCGTTATCAGTTGAGTTTCCTTTTCCTAGTTCACTCATTTATTTCTCCCAATATTTGACATACTTACCTTGTCTGATAAGTGCTGACTTTTCTCTTTCGATCTCTTGGTCTACTTTCACCAATCCTTCTAAACCTTCAGGTGATTTGATTGCTTTGAGTCTTTTCTCTCCCCATTCTTTATCTTTCTGTAGAATGAAGTCGTGTGTTTGTTGATCTATGCCTAGTTTATCGTAGAATCTATTTTGTATCCTTTCTCTAGCGCCTTCTGTAAATGTTTCATAGACTTGTTTGTATTCTCTTGGATAATGTTTTTTGAAATCCTCTATGAAACCTTGTGCAACTTTGACTGATATCTTACAAGACTTAGCGATGGTCTCTGCACTATCACCGTTTTGTAAATGATAGAAGATGTCTCCCATTTTACCTTCAGTAAGTTGATCACCCATTTTTAGAAATAGATAACCATCTTTCTGTGCTTTATCTGTTACTGTAAAGTTCATCATTTTTGCGAAAGATTGCAGAAGATTGATACCTTTTTCAGGACTTGATCTATATTCTTTTTGTAGTCTCTCTCTTACTTTGTTTAGAACTGTATCGATAATCTCGTGTGTTCTTGCGACCATCTTGCCTTCTTCTATAGATTCACCTTTAACTTTTCTGGCAAGGTCTGCATCTGCTTTACCCCATGTGCCCGAAGACTTAGTTACAAAAGAATTCACTCTTGCATGTCCCCATTGCTCTGGTGTGGTGCCTGGTCTATGACCAGTTCTCCAAGCAGCAACACCTCTGTTGTAAACTTGTTTCAATATGTTAAAAGATATGCCTGTTTTATCTGCCTTATCCTTGAGTGACTTATCAGCGGCAGATTCTTCTTCTATCTCTTCTTTCTTTGCAGGCACTTCACTATGTTTTGTCTTTGCAAAATCTTCTAAGTCTTTCTCTGACATAGACTTTGCAAGTTCTTTGACTTTCTCAGGTGCATCTTTCATTTCACCTCTTTTATATGCAAGTGCCATGCCCATGAGTTTTTGTTGTGCTTCTGACTCTGCCTTTTCTAAGATTGCATCTACATCTATATCAGGTAGAGTATCTTCTGATTGTGATGCTCTCTTCTTTTCAATTGCCTCTTTCTCTTTTTCTGCCTCGTCTCTACCTTTTTGTCTTTCGTTTTCTCTATCGTGGCGATCTTTGAGTGCTTCTGCTTCTCTTTCTTGTTTTGTTTTGAGTCTTTCTAACTCGTCTGCTTGTTTTGCCTTTAGTTTGGCAGCTGCAACTGCATCTTCACCAAACATCTTTTTGAATTTCTTAGTATGTTGTGAGGGTTTTGTTTTTGCCTGAGCATCGCCTGGTGCTGGTTTGTATGCAGAAGGATCGTTATCATCTTTCTCTGCACCTTTCTCAAAGTGTCTAGCACGATCTTGTTTAGTCGACTTTGCCATATCATCACCTTCGGCATCTTTTGCATAGTATTTCGCAGGTTGAGTACCGTCTCTACTATCGATTTCTTTATCTTGCTTGACTTTCTTTTCAAGCAATCTTTCTATTTTTAGTTGTTCTATAAAGTCCATGGTACTATTTATACTTTTTTGCGAGTAACTCCATTTCTCTCCACTGAGTTGCAAGTTTGTTACTAGGAAATCTAGACACCCAAGTCATCATACCACTATATAATGATGATGCCTTCTTCTGTAATGCTTGAAATGTATCATTATTTTTAATTTCTATAAAGTCATTACCAAAAACTCTTCTAAACATTTCTACATTTTGTTGCACCTTTTCATGGTCTGATATAACAACTTCAGGTGGTAACTTTCTTGCTCGTTCTGCATTTCTTTGTTGTGCGAACTCAAGTGATGTGTTTACATACACCATCTTGTATTCGTAACCAAGATCATCCAATAACTTCTTATAGTCTAGTATCTTACTTGCTTTTGCAGATGTAGTATCAAAGATAAGTCCGAGTCTGCCTTGAATGTAACCATCTAAACCTTTAGCCATGGTTTCTTTTGCTCTGCCACGAATTTCATCTCTGACATTTGCATCAAGTGTTCGTAAGTCTAAAGATAGACCTGCCTTTTTCAAACCTCTTTCAAATGCATTATCACTGTTGACTACTTTTAACCCTAGTGCTTTTAGATTCAGTTGTTTTACAACTGCTGATTTACCAGAACCTGGACCACCCATGAGAAATACTGCTTTGAAAGTTCCAGGATCGTATACGCCTTCTGTAATTAAATCTTCTATCATGTAATCAGGTAGAGTATTTTCCATGATACCCATACCTCTACGAATGTCTTTATAAAGTTTTTCTGCTTGATTTTTGCCTTGAGAAGGTACGCCTTTTTTGAATGACTCGAAATCTCCTTTCTCAGCATATTCTCTCATCTTAGATGCTGACATACCTGATACATCATCTGCATCTGGATCTCTTTCACCAGCAGAGACAATTTGTATATCTTCGAACTTATAAAAACCGTGACGACCTTTTACTGAGTTATACTTTTTGATAATCGTATCAAATTCTTTGACTCTATCAGAACCTACAACCATACCTAGTCTTCTGTAACCTTGATCGTATAAGAATACTAAAATTTGGAATACTTGTCTTGCATCTACATCCATTACTTTGACTTTACGACCAAAGAATGTATTGAGATATTTGATTTTATCTCTGTGTGATAATGGATTTTTCATCTTATCATTTGAATGTGATGCAAATAGAATTGGATCGCCACCAAATGATCTTGCGACACTGTTTAGTTTGTCAACAAGTTTCTCATGTCCAACAGTTGGAGGGTTGAATCTACCAAATGTAAAAACTACGCCTTTTAGTTTCTGTTCTCTTAAAAAATCTTTTATGCTTTTCATCATTTATCCCAATTTTTAGCAGCATTGAAATTAGCCTGACTGAACTCTAATCTATCTACTAATTTAACTGCTCTACCACTTTTATCTATTGCAACATATCCTTCTGGATTTGTTACTCTAAAACCTGTATCAGTTTTAACAAAATGACCTACTGATTTGACACGATTTAGTCCTTTTACAATAATGCCCTTTGCAATAACTAGGTGTTCCATAAATTTTGTAAGATTGGTGATTAACACTTTAAGTGATCTTAATTCATTATATAGTTGTTCACCTATCTCTTGTTTAATTTGTTTTGTCTTTTCTGTTTTTACTTTGCCAACTACCATGTCTCTCCAATAGTTTTCAAAGTGTTTTAAATAACCATCAAATGTGGGTTTATATGCACCACTTCGAATAAGTGAATTGACATAAGTTTTATAAGATGCACCAATACCTTTCTTTGTAATTTCTGATTGTATTTTTTGAAACTTATCTAAATCTTGTCTCTTTATACCATGAAATGCTTTACCTGTTTCAGTCAATTCTTGTGTAAGTGCAAGTGTGTCTGTTGCGGTTAATGTAGAACTTCCAGAAACATCTCTGTATGTTGCATCATCTATCCAAATGTCTTTACTATGACCTAAACTACTTATATTGGCACCAAATGATGCGGAAAGAGTATCTATTGTA